AAAGCATATTGCTGCTAGTAGTACTACTTATAATGGTAATATTCTCACTGGTTCCAGATCAGGTTCTACTCTCGAAACTCAATTGGAAGCCAGTCTCATACCAATCTTCCGAGGAGACGTGGTCACAACAAATCAACTCACACAGAAAACCCCTGCGACTGCGGCGCTAAGTGCGCTAGAGAAGATGAGAGCAAATATGGTAGCTAAACAAGGAGAAAAGAAATGAACCAAGAGTTCCCAAATCTAATTGGTATTCATGGCCATGCAGGAGCTGGCAAAGATACAGTAGCTAACTTCCTTGCACTAACCTATAAGGATCATTACATCGAGAGCCTAGCCGGACCGCTGAAAGATTGTGCAGCTGCGGCCTTTGGAGTATCCAGAGAAGTATTTGATTCTCCAGAATTGAAAGAAGAAATCATTCCTTTCTGGGGAGTGAGTGCAAGAAAGATTGTACAGTTCATGGGTACAGAAATGTTCAGGCAGACTGTATCAGGTTTGCTTCCAAATATTGCAGCAAACTTCTGGATCAATCGTCTCGAACTCAGACTTACCAACACATATGAGCCAGATGATGAAGGTCCGTACGAACCACACCATACAGTAGTTATTCCAGATGTTCGTTTCCAGAACGAGTATGATTGGGTAATAGGATCTGGTGGAATCATTATTCACTTGACACGACCGGGCGCCGATGGTATAGTAGGAATTCAAAATCATCCTAGCGAATCCACTCTTAACTTACATAATCATGAAAGGACATACCTATGCGAAAATAATGGAACAATTTCAGATCTTCATCGAAAGATCGCAAGTCTTATGATCTCTACAAAATACTGATTCACAACGTTACGAATTTTTACTTACAAATCTTTTATTAATTGGACAAATCAAATGAACGCTACTACACAAACACAAACAGCCGCAGCCGAATTCAACATGGATTCTCTCTTGGATGGTACTCTTGACGATCTGGCAGATGCACCGGAATTTAAGCCATTTCCAGCTGGCGCACATAAAGTAACTCTCAAGATTGAGCAAAAGAAGATTGGTACTCACCCAGCTTTTGAAGTGTCCATGACTGCTGTGGAAACTATCGAGCTGGCTGATGCTACTGAAGCACCGTTGGTTAAAGGAGCTACAACTTCTGTTGCCTACATGATGGATATGGAATTGGGCCAAGGGAATTTCAAGAAGATTCTGGCATCTCTGTCTGCTCACTTTGGAACAAAGAGTAATCGTGAACTGATTGCAGATGCACAGAACTTGGAATGCTTGGTGGTTACAAAAGTGCGGATGAATAAGGATAAGACACAATCTTATACCGATATCGTAGAATTGCAGGTGGCATAATGAACGGAGTTAAAGTTGGCCTCGGCCCAGAAACTTGCTCTGCCAGTAATTCTTGCAAAGTGCGTGCACAGGAAGTAGAAACTCTTGGTTCCAGTCTTGATCGCCGCATTGCTAATGCACGTCTGAATTTGGAACAACTCTGTATTACCAAAGCAAAAGCTGAAGCTATGCAGATGTTAGAGACTCCAATGGAGTTTATGCGACAAGCTACTTGGTGATCACAGTGGCCTAAGCCTTGAGCCTTCTAAGATTATAAGTCTTGGAGGGCTTTCTACTTAGTCTATCATCATAGGAATCTATATGGCATTCATACTTACAAGACAAAGACTAGCAGTTCTCCAAGAAGTATCTCCCGCACCAATCACAGTTAAAGATCTTGCAGAAGTATTGAGACAACAACCCCAAGACATGGATCATAAGCTCCGAGGTTTGAGACTAGAAGGTATGGTTTATAGGGCTAAAGATCCAACTGCGGCCTACCGAACCAATCATACTACAAAGATTCCTTATCTATATTCCATAACTCCAAAAGGAACTGAGGCATTGAGAGTAGCTGCGGCTGGATCGAAAATCTCCCAGGAATTATCTCCAGGTAAGAAGTCTACAGATGATCTGGAACTTGCACCCTATGATGCTTGCTGGAGTGCGCCCCGGAAAGTGAGACTCCCAGAGCTAGTAACTTCCTGCTCCATAGATAATGATATTCTCTATCCACCTAAGACACCAAGAAAGACAACGATATGATTAGAGGTAATGCTCTCTTCTTAGGTACTCATGATGATACCAAATATGTCCCTTATATCAAAGGAATGTTCAATGGTATCTCCACCTATGTAGTTACTGAACCTGTAGAACTCTTATCACATTTGGAAATGTACTGTGCGAAAAGACAAGTTACCAGAGTGGTATCCACGAATACCAAAATACTCTCCAAGTTACTTGAGCGAATGGGGAATCACAAATCTAACCCCAGCTTATCTGATTATGAGGGTTCAGTTTTTACCCATGCGAACTTGGAGATTGTGTTTATATCTCCACTCAAGCAATTGCTCACAGTTTCCTCCGGAAAGTTCATTGCTCAGAGATTTATTAGCAAGGTTACAGCACCATCATCTTGGGCTGAGGCAACAGAATTCAAGTGGGATATTCTCACAGCTTCTAATATAGAACAGATATACCAGGAGTATCAGAGTGCTTATGCCATTGCGATTGATATTGAGACTCTTCGCCAGAATCTTGCAATTAGATGCATCGGATTCACCGGAGTATTTATCAGCGGCAGTAATCTGCGTACACATTCTTGTGTCCTTCCTATGGATTCTGTCTGGGCTTTAGCTTGGATGCGGAAATTTTGTGACTTACCAGCTCAAAAGATTTTTCAGAATGGAAAGTATGACTGTTCCTACTTACTGCGATATAACAGTCCTCCTAGAAACTGGCTCTGGGACACAGCACATTTCATGCATTCTTGGTATTCAGAGCTACCAAAGGATCTTGCTTTCCTCAATGCCTTCTTCCTGCGCAAAGTGGTATATTGGAAAGATCTTGCAGAAACAAATGACCTGCATGAATATTACAGATATAACGCCTTGGACACCTGGGCCACAGCAAATGTCTGGATACAACAGATGCTTACCGCTCCTAGCTGGGCCAATAAGAATTACCAATTGGAATTTCCTCTGGTATATCCCTGCCTGCTGGCGGAACTTACTGGAATCAGGAGAGATTCTGACAAATTGGTGGAAGCCAGAGCCGAGGCAGATACGAAAGAACAGGAAGAACTAGGCAAGCTGCGGCGAATGATTCCAGCACCGGCCTTTAATCCTGGGAGTCCTATACAGGTTAAAACTCTTATGCATATCCTTGGATGCAAAGATCTAGAATCATCCAATGAAAAAGATATTGCGAAAGCAATCCTCCGTCATCCTTTAAATGCGAGAATACTTAATGTCATACTCGAAATCCGCGGACTACGAAAACTTGCAACAACTTATCTCAGATTGCAAAGCGATGCAAAACAAACTGGAATCCATGCTGGCGAAGGTGGAGCAAAAGAGTTACTGGGAAGAATACTCTATGCTCTCAATCCGCACGGAACCGACACCGGAAGGTTGGCAAGTAAGGAGCATCATTTCTGGTGCGGACTTCAAATCCAAAACATCCCTAGGGGCAAGGAGGTTAAACAAACCATTTGCTCAGATGATGGATTCTATCTTGGAGAGTGTGACTTGGAACAGGCAGAGTCCAGAGATACTGCTTACATCTCAGGAGACACCAATCTTATTCAAGCTGTGTCAGGAACTAGAGATTTCCACTCAGTTAACGCTTCGGCCTTCTTTGGAGTACCGTATGAAAGTATCTATGATGACCCCACAGGTAAGACTAAAGATAAGAAACTACGAGACCTTGCCAAACGAGTTAATCATGGAGCTAACTATAATATGGGGCCAGGCGTACTTATAGATACCATGGGGCTAGATAAGATCTGGGAAGCGAAACGATTGCTCCGACTCTTATTCACCCAGCCCAAAGAGATAGCAATTGAATTACTTGGTAGGTTCCACAAGACTTACCCATCAATCAAAGGAGAATACTATGTCAGTGTCATCAATGAAATCGGAACTACTAAGAGACTTGTCTCACGAGCTTTCCACCACACATCTTACAATCTCTCAAATGGAACTGGAACTACAGAGAGTAAAGCAAACTCCTACATCAATGAGGGGGACTGGACTCGTTACTGCTTTGGAAGTCCAGATAAAAATAAATCAGACCTTAATAGTTATGTTGCACACTGTCCTCAATCACTTAATGCTAGAACCTTGAATGAGGCTTTCTTAGATGTATTTTATACCGTCGCATTACCAAATCCAGCTAGCTTCAGATTGCATGCCCAAATACACGATTCCATTTTGTTCTCCTACACTCCAAACTCTGGACATTCGGAAGCAGTACGGAAATGTATGGAGATTCCTGTTACAGTCCGTGATGTATCTGGAGTTACAAGAACCTTCACAGTCCCAGCCGCTTTGAAGATAGGTAAGAACGGCAAGCTTGCAACATACTGGTCAGAAACAGAATGACTCTTCATCTCCTTCCAACACCTCCACCAGTTCCTAAGAATTCTGGAGAGGACTTTCTTTCTGCCTATCTTGAATACTCTTCGGACACAGAAGTCCCGGCAGTTTTTCATCGATGGGCAGCTATCACATCCATAGGTGCGTTCTTAGGAAGGAGATACTATTTCAATCATGGACACTTCACTATCTATCCAAATGTATATGCCATGCTTGTCGGTGCTTCAGGAACTAGAAAATCTACAGCTATCAAGTTGTTCAAGAAACTCCTCGTGCAAGCAGGATATTCCACAATCGCGGCTGATAAAACTACCAAAGAGAAATTCATTCTTGATCTCTCAGGAGAATCTGATATTGAAGAATCCACAATTAAGTCCGGTCAGCAGATGGAAGACTTTCTCTCCCAGAATCTTTGGGGCACGGATGAAGAGCAAGCCGCTACCAAACCTGACGCCGAAATGTTTATCATGGCCGATGAGTTTAATGACTTTTTCGGCAATGGCAATGTGGAATTTATTAGTCTCCTTGGCACTCTTTGGGATTATTCTGGCATTTACCGCAATCGGATTAAGAATGGTAAGTCAGTTTCTATCTGTAATCCTACAGTTAGCATCCTTGGTGGGAATACTCCTACGGGACTTGCACTTGCTTTCCCGGCTGATGTACTAGGACAAGGTTTCTTTTCCCGCCTTCTTTTTATTTACGGAGAACCAAATGGCAAACGAATTACTTTCCCAAAATCCCCTGACCCCTTATCAACTAAAAAACTTATTGAAAGTCTCGGAAGAATTAGATCCTCTTGCATCGGCCCAGCTGAACTCACTGCTGGTGCAGAAAAATTACTTGAGACAATCTATCATACAAATTCTGGACTCTCAGATGTACGATTTGATTCCTACTCCACTAGACGATTCGGTCATCTCCTTAAACTGTGTCTTATTACAAGCGCAGCTAGATTCTCTAAAAGAATTGATGAGCATGATGTTATCTATGCAAACACAATTCTTTCACACGCGGAACATTTTATGCCAAAAGCACTCGGAGAGTTTGGAAAGGCCAAGCACTCAGATGTCAGCCACAAAATCATCCAGTTAGTAGAACGAGACTATGCGATTGTTTCTTTCAAAGAGATTTGGAAAGAAGTGAATCAGGATCTTGAGAAGATGACAGATCTATCCACCTTGTTGCAGAATCTAGTTGCCGCAGATAAGTTGCAGAGTATACCGGGAAAAGGATTTGTAGCGAATCGCAGAGTGATGAAAGAAGAGGCAGATGGAACAGTTGATTATAGTTTACTAACAGAGGAAGAAAGGAAGATGAAATCATGAACCGCTCTGCCCCGCCAGTTCCACCGAGAACAGTAACTCCTGAGGATGTTCCTAGGGTTGATGCAATGATAGCTATGGGAATCAAACATCGTTTCATTGCATATCACTTAGACTGCCACCCAAGAACAGTATCAAACATTGCTTGCAGAAAAGGAGCTTATAAGAATATCCCACCTTACCAACCACCGCAGAAAGTAGAACCAAATGAGCACCAATAGTTTTGTAAATATCCTAGATGAATCCGGCCATGTTATGCAAGTCCGGTATGATCTATTCGTAATGCAACTCCTGAAAGCTGATACCCAAGATATGATGCGTATGCATGTAGGTCTAGGCATTGCATCAGAGGCCGGGGAAGTTGCAGATTGTATTAAGAAAGAGGTGATATATCGAAAGCCACCAGATCGAAAACATCTTGTGGAAGAGCTAGGAGATCTTAGATTCTATATGGAAGCAGCAATGTCTTTGTATGGTATTGAAGACCAAGAAGTCTTGCAGGAGAATGCTAATAAATTATCTAGGAGATACCAGAGTCTCACATATTCAGATACTGCCGCCCTTGCTAGGGCAGATAAGTCCCCAACCTAATATAAGGAAACCAAATGACTAATGTAACTTCACTTACCAAGCCAGAAAAAGAAACTATCCGAGTGATGGTAGATACAGAAACCCTAGGACTAAAAGCAGATGCAATCATCTTAGCTATTGGAGCAGTAGTTTGGGATATTGATCGCGATCTAGGAGATGAGTTCTATGTAGAGATTGATCCAGCTACATATCTAGGAGAGATTGAGATAGAGACAATGAAGTTCTGGATGCTCCAAGCGGCTGCTGGTAATCCTTGTCCATGCGAAGGAACTATTGGTTTATCTAGTGCTTGGGCTATGTTCTATAACTGGCTCCAGAAAATCTCAGACTACGGAACAAAACGTCTAGAGATCTGGTCAAATGGAACTGACTTTGATATTCCCAAACTCTACTATGCGGCAGAATCTTTGGGAGAAGAAATTCTCTGGGCTTATAATGATGTGCGAGACTATCGGACTATTGCAAAAGAATTTGGGAAGTATGGAGAGAAGCCGGAGAAAGCATGCCATCACAATGCTCTGAGCGATGCAATCTGGCAAGCTAAGCATTTGATTAGTATCCTGGGAAATCTTAAGGAGAGACTCAATGCATTCTGATTCCCCCAAACCTAAAAATCCAGACCAAGAACTCTATGACCAGCTCCCTCAGACTACCTATGGGGAACAGAAAGAATTCTCACTAGGCAAACTCACAGTACAGATGTTTCCAGAAGGATACATTGCATTGAACAAGGAGCTTGCTACAGATCTCCATCCGAAACTCGTGGCCCTACTAGCAAATCATCCTGCTGATGAAGTAGATATTCGACTGATGGAAATATGTACTTACTGTTCCATTGCTGTGGATGGAGAGTACACATTAGCAGAGCGAGATAAGCTCTGTTTCATTCTAGCTGGTAGACTAGAAGCATTGAGAGAACTACCATCCCTGCAGATAGTGATTCAATAAACTTAAGGAGTTAATATGATAGAGTTCAAAGCATATGATAGCAAGCCAGTTATTCGCTGGGCGTTTCAGATTACAGACCAACATGACTTTGCAAAAATAGGAGAGGCTAAATATATGATTATGGAAAAGACTCAGCATACTACAAATATGATTCGATTTAAAGCTCACGAAGAAGTTAAGGTAGGAGATTGGGTAGTTAAACTAACTGAGTCTGATACCTATCACTGTACCGATGCAGTGTTCCGAGAGCGAAATATAATTACAAACTAGTCTCCGAAACAATAGAAAAAGCCCCAAGGACTTATAATCCAAGGGGCTATTTTTTCGTCTGGAGATTTTGGAAACTATCTCATCCTACCTACCACATAGCAATAATTAAAGTAGCTGTGGTATTCGTGGCCAGCACTTTAGTTCCTCGAATCGGAATGATACTTCCTACCGGCGGCGCAGTGAAAGTAACTACATTTCCATTCACTGTAGTAACTGCCACATTACCAGCGCCACCAATATATAACTGCTGAAAGGGTGGAAGTATCGTAGTATCTGATGGAACTACTACTGCCGCATTGTCACAAGGAGCCGAATTATACATACCCATTTTGAATTACCTTTCCCCATTCCTGGGATCAATTAGTGATATAGGGATCACCGCCCATAAGAACCTGAACCTTCTTAGCAAATGGATTCTGAAGCTGTGCAGTAATCTTCTGAGCCTCATTCGTATTTGCATTTTTCATTTCATTAAGCATCCACTTATTAAAGTTCTGTTGCTTACCTCCATTCTTTGCATACTCTGCGGCAAATTGTCCTACCTGATCTTCGGACGGAACTAGCCCATTAATTGCAGATGCTTTCACTGCCTCACCAATCTTATTCAGATGGTCATGATCTGCTTGTTGGTAAGAATGGATACGAAACATTCCATCATTCACAAGAGCTTCATCAAGAGGGCGGCCACCAGAAAGTCTACTAAGGCTAGCCAAAGAAACCAAGTCATTAGAGAACAGGATTGATCCCTTGGTAGTTGTAGAATATACCTGACCAGCTGGCCCAGTAGCTTCCAATACTTGTGCCATTCCTGCAAGCGGTCTTGATATACCATTGTGTTCCATCCCTTGTAAAAATGAGGACCAAACATCTGCACCATTCGCCATCTTACTCATTGTCTCTTTAATTCCACCAAGTACGTTGGTGAATCCAGAAACAAATGGTACATCCTTAATTGCTGTAGGAACCACAGTCAAAGATCTTGGATTAATATCTCCACGAGAATACAGATTGGTCCGCAAGAGATCAGAGGGTAAGCCATACATGATGAGATCGCCCATCTGTTTACCTGCAGCCCCATAAGTTGCATCATATAAGTCAACATGGTTTGTATTTCCTGAAGCAGTTCCAACAATGTGAGAGTTAATGAATTGGAAACCTGGCAATCCATTCAAGCCAAAGAGAGTTCCCTGCAAGCCCATGAGCATGGCAGTATCTTTCTTCGCACCCTCTGCGGAATACCGGAATAGATTCTGCATCATGTTGAACTGATAAGATTGGAATAAACCAATAGCATTACCAATTGGACCTTGGAACATCAGAGGTCTCTGAGATGCTACAGTATTTCCATCCACCCGATTCACGAAAGTATTGATGTATGAATGGCTCTCTTGCCGAGTAAGCAGCCCGCCGGACTCTGCTAGATCTGTCAATTGGCGCATCACATCAGCAGAAATGAATCGGTTATAATCTTCAGCAAAGTTATTACCAGTGTATTTGCGACCAAGCGCACTGAGTTCTTTTGCAGTAGCAAATGCTCTATTCAGTCGAGAGTCCAGATCTGCTACAGTCTCAGTTCCTTTCAATGCAAAATCATCCATAATGTTATGGAACTTCTGGGCATCACCAGTAATATAACCTGCATCCTTATACCGTTTCGCCAAGACTCCATCACCTTTCCAGCCATCCTCAAAGAAGTTCTTCTGAGCCTGACCATAAAGTTTCAGCGGAGATAAAACTAGATCACCTTGGCCAGTCATGTCGATCTTAGCAAGATCTGCAAGCTTACCTGCAAGTTTCTTATCTCCAGCATTGATTGCATCTACTAACTGTTTAGTCTCTGTTCCCCGCAAGACATTAGCACCTATCGCATTTACCAAACCATTGAGAGGGTCTAGTCCCAGGGTGAATGTGGACATGATTCCATTAGCCGCCCGAACGAACTTGGTAAGTTCCCCTTTTGGTGCTGTGTGATTTACCAGTAGGTCCAAAGCCGCATCCCGATACCCGGTCTTCATACCATACTTCTCAATGGTATCATTAATTCTGGCCGCATCATAAGGTGTGCGAGTATTATTCCATACATCCTTAACTGCACCAACCGCGCGCGAAACCGACTCATCCAAGAATTTATTGAACCCATAAAGCATCTGGGACTCAGGAGCTTTTGAGATATCAAGTGCAGTCTTGATGTAATCCAGATATGGATTCTTCCCAGAAGCTTCGATGCGAGCGGTACTGGTAGCTCCAAGTGTAGAACCTTCCACCCGAGAGTATGCCTTGCCCTGATCTTCTAGGAAATCAAATCCTTTCTGATTCTTAGCACGCATCAGTTCCATTGCAAGTACATCATCCTCGCGCAGATGCTGTTGCACCACATCATTTACAATCTTCTGTGGATCAGTCTTAGTAAAATGCTCGCTATATATCCCCTTGTTCTTCAGTTCCGAATCAATGTAAGATTCATTCAGAGTGCGCGAATATTCATAATCTCCGTAAGCTCGATGGAACTCTTCTGTGTCAGATTTCATATGAACCCGATAGCCAGATTGCTCTGCGCTAGATGCAAGCTCTTGGAGTTTCCCAGGTGTGTTAGCAAAGATCATTGTGGTATGACCTTGGCCTCGAACCTTATCATCTTTCACGAAAGCAAAGTATGGATAATCTTTTGGGTTCGGGCGAACTGGCCGAAATACGGCAGGATCTTTTGCATCTACCATTCCCTGAGCGGCGCGGATCTCAGAGAAAGTTCCCTGTCTTGCGCCAGATCTTGCAAGCATAGCATCCACAAGCTGATGAGTTTCTGGATTATTGAACTTGATATTATCGCCTCCAGCAACCACATCATCCAGAACTAGACCATCAGCCTTGCCTTTTTCCAAAGCAAGTTTCACATCTTTGGTAATCAGATACTCTTCACCATTCTCAGTATGACGAACCCACTGTTTGGCACTCCGAGTAACCTGCTGGTTCATAGCAGAGAATTCTATTGAGGCATCTAGATTTTTTCCTAGCGCTGCCAATGGACCTTGCAAAGTATCACTGGTAGTTTGGCGGAAAGCTTGCTTAAGTTTCGAGGTGACTGCTCCATAGCCTTGTACAATACTCTCCATTGTCCCATAACCACCAGTAGCAAATGCACCAATCTTTGCACCAGCGCCACCACGATTAGCAGACCAGAGTTGATCTTCAGTAAATTGTGGGATGGCAGAATTAAGTTCTCCAGTAGCTTTCGCAATTACTGCATCCATGCGATCTTGGAAGAGTTTCTCTTGAGTCTTAATCCAAGTAGCTCCATCCATCACATGGCCGTTAGCATCTGCAAGCATATCTTCCGGAACCCTACGAGCAACTTTCGCATAGGTAGGAAGGAAACGAGGATCAGCATCAGCGGCGCCGGGAAGTTTGCGAGACTCTTTATATGCCTGATAGTCTGATTTCGCTGTCTGCCACGCCAGATAATCTTTTGCATCATCTCCCATAGCTGTGCGATCAAGTCTAGAGACTTTGGTATTAACAATCTTCCCTACTGATTCCGCCACTACATCAACATCTTCCCCCTCAGATTTAAATGCACGCTTCATCATCATCTGATTAGCAACTTCTTCTTTAGTCTCTACCAGCGTCTTCCACAGTTCTTCCCTAGAAGTGAATCCATCTTTGACTATCTGTCCTGTATTGTCTGCAAGTTTCACATCTAGCCGTCCCATCCGATAGGCAGTTTCCAGGAGTGGAATATCGTTCATATGAATAACTGGTGCTTCTTTTCCCAGATCTTCCAGTTTACTTGCCCAGATATATCGAGCCTCAGCTTCTGTGTGTGCAGTAGTCCCAAGCTTGGTAGACGCATCCCAGAGCTTACCTTGCTTGAACTTATAAGATTCAACCTTATTAAGCACAGCAGCTTGCAGATCTTTCATACCTCCCAAGCCTACTGAGTCTGCAATGGATTTCACCAAAGGCTCGCCAGCTTGCACTGAGCCAGATCCCTCACCTGTGAGTTTCACATAATTAACTTGTAGCCCTTCTGGCACAGGCTTACCTGCCTTAACTGCTGCGGCAATCTCAGTCTCTACCTTTGTCATAACTCCTGGACGAACCAGTTGATCTGCATGGAGTATTCCTTCCATGATCTGCCCAGAAGAGAGACCTACATAAGAATCCGCAACCATGTTGGTAACAGAAAGATCTGCACCCTTAGCTAGAGAATTAGTATCAGCTCGCATATCATTCAATATTCGAGTCTGCTTCTGTTCTAGATTCTTGACAGAATTATTGTATAGAGTTACTTGCTCTTGTGTGGCCCCGGGACCTGGAGGAAGAATAGATACAGCAGTTTCCAGATCTTGCTGGTTCCGAATGATGTTCAGATCTGGCCGAGAGAGTTCCTGCTGAAGAGCCCTGGCAGTTTCAAACTTGGACTCCCGCTCAAAGATCTTAACTTTCCCCAGGATCTTTCCATACGTAGAAGCTCCCTCAAGAACTCCTCCAATGGCGCCGCCGAGAATACCTCCCATCAAAAGATTCTTAGCAATGTCTCCTGGAGTTTGATTCTCCAAGATAGGAGACTTGAACATAGTTGCTTGCACAGCTGTTTCAAATGCTACACCTTCGAGAGCCTGCTGCCAAGTTCCACTAGCAAGAGCTTTGATGCCAGCTTGATTAATTGCACTAAAAGTAGCGGAGGCTGCATTAATATCATGCGCAGCCATATCAATGTACGCTGCAGTTTTCGGAACTAGCAGACCCGTGGCACGCGCAAGATTAGTACCAATGATTCCAGTACTCTGGGCTCCTTTGAGCATAGCTTGCCCAGCATTCAGAACTTTAATACCTCCAAGCCCAGGAAGGAAAGAGCTGGCAATGAATCCTACCAGATCTGCCGACTCACGATTCTGATCATAATACGCACCCAAATTAGAATCAAGAGCCGTAGTCACTTTAGATGTATCAACTTCTTCCGCACCAAGACCTGCCATGTTACCAATAGCAACTCCAGAGTTATAAAGCTGCGCACCGCCGGAGATTATAGAGACTGCTGCAAATTTCAGCCCATTCTCAACACGATCTCCCCAAGTAGTTGGATCGAACCAAGAGGAGTTCTGGTTCCCTAGGTTATGATTATCTGCAGCTAGGAGATAGGAAGGGACTTCTGCTTCAGTTCCAGCTGGGCCAAGACCAGTTTCTTGGTTAAATAGATTAGGCATCAAAGATTCCTAGTTGAATATGAATGGATTGGTACGGCCGCGAGCAAGAGCAGTGTTGAGAGCCCTAGATACATCAGCTGGTTTAGTAAGATCCACAATGGCAGTTCCGCCAAGGATGACATCAGGTGTGAGTTGGATCTTAGTGTTATAAGATTTCATTGATTCAGTAGGAACAATACCGAACTTAGGCAAATCCTTAGTTGCTAGATTGGTAAGAACTCCCTTCTGATACAGAGCCGTAATTCCTTGGGATGCCTCATCAATTGTAAGTTTCTTTGAGTTTACTCCAGCCAAAGCTGCAGCAAATACATCAGCCCCGGAGTTAAGTTTAGCCCCTGCAGCAACAGCAGGTACCAGAACTTCTTGAGCTAGTTTGGTATCAAAAACCGCAGGCAGAGAGAGAAGCTCAGATGTAGCTCCAATATTAAATAGATTCGAGGAACCTGGCTCAATGTCTTTAAGCATTGCAGATACTTTCTTATTTATAGTCTGATTCAACACTGTAACTTTCTGATCCTTAGGAATTACTTGATTATCTGATACTTCTTGGTAAGTTATATCAAAGAGAGTTTTAATTCCTTGTTGAGCAGGAGTGAAAGATAGCTTGATATTATTTTGCAGTGTATCAATCACCTGAGATGGAGAACCTCCCAGAACTCCGGACTGACCTGCCATATATGCTTCAGATGCTTCCTTACCTGCAGGAGAATTCAATCTCAGCAGCATCAAGTATTGGCGAGCCACCTTTGGAGATGCTGTTAAATCTGGAGCATTTGCCCCATACATAACTTTCAATCCTTGTTGCATACGATCAATAAAGAACTCATCTCCTTCTTTGGCATGGAGTTTCTCTTCTCTATTCCAATCGAATTCCTGCTTATGCAAAGCATAGGTATCCATAGCAAGTCTCAAATGTTCCTGAGCATTCTGCGCCCCAAGAGCCTGAAACTGCAAAGCCATCTTCTCACGAGTCGCCTGGATAGCTTCAGTCAATCCTTGGATATTATATCCCAATCCATCCACAGTAGACTTATTTGCAGCAACTTGCGCCGCATCCAAAGTATTCTTAGCATTCGCATCGATGGAAGCTTGAGTTATACTCTGGGTAAAATTCGCTTGATTCTTCGCACTCGTATTTGCAATCTCATTCAGTTCATCAATATGAGCTTTCGTTTCCCGCTCAATATTATCGGCAGCATTGTACTGACGAATGTCATCATTGATTGTGAACTGATTAAGAATATGTTGCAGAGGGTTATCCATGAATCCAACAGATTGTTTCTCTTGCATTCCCTGCAACAACTGCGCCTTCTGCTTATATGCGCCATTCAGAGTATCTACCAGACCGGTTAGAACTTCCCCTTGCTGGTTCATATCGGTACCTGTGATCGCACCAATCATTAGCCGCGCATTCTGTGTTGCCAAATCTGCAGAATCTTTCTGTTCTTGAATGATTGTATTATTCAGGCCAATATCAAGTTGCGCCGAAGCAGTAGCATCCATCAATTTCTGTTGGCTACTCCGACCTTGCTGGATCTGAGTGGATGCAGAATCAATAGAAGCTTCTGCTGATTTCGAAGCTGCCAAGATTGGATTAAGATTTGGGAGTCCCATTAGATTCTTCCTTGTATTTTTTGTGCTTTGGCTGCAATTGGATTGAACTTTTGTTCCATCTTGTTGAATACATCATCACCAAACATCTTACGCATCATCTCAGTTGTCTGGGCTGTAATAACAGTTTCACCATTGGAGACTTTAAGATTGATAGAATCAGATGTTCCAGTTCCAGGTCCTGAGATATTACCTCCAGTAGCAGCTACTCCAGCAGAACCTTCTCCACTACCTAGTCCAGAAGAATCTCCTAGACCGTCTCCAGCTCCCAGACCTAAGCCAAGTCCTAGACCATCTCCAATAGATCCTGCATCTGTAGCATCTTGTGCGATAGCATCATTCACTGCTTGCATAGAAAGAGTTCCTGTAGGATCTGTATCATCAGGAGTTGCCATAGATGAGATATCTTGTGGAGTAGAATTCACTGCATTGTTCACAGTAGATAGCATTCCAAGTACAGAAGGTGCATGACCTAGTGCCATTCCAAGAGCTATTCCTGCAATGCCGCTACCAAATCCCCCAAGAGTTCCATTAGATGGGCCTCCTCCAGCTCCTGTACTTCCAGCATCCTGACTTACTACATCATAAGCTTTAGAAGTTGCTGTCCTAGCTACAGTAGGAGTAGCAGATGTGGTAGAGGTAGTAGTTCCAGTAGATCCTGGCATTGATCCTGTTGCCATCGAACTTCTGGGACTTGTATCAACTGCGCCATTCGCAGAGATAATTGGATTCACAACTGGAGTTGGATTAATGGCGGCCGGAGTCCTATCAACTCCTGTAATTCCTACAACTCCACCAGTTGCATATCCTGGAGCGCGTACCATTCCACCGTTCTTAAGGCCAAAGAGAGAACTGAAGAAATCTCCAATTCCTCCACCGCCAGAATCTGCTAGATCCAATGCATCAGAAACTCCTGGCTCAAGAGTACTTGCAGCATCTATACCTGCACCAGTCCCTAGATCCAGGAGAGAGGATCCAAGATCAGAAGAACCGAAAAGATTATCTAGTCCTTCAGTTCCATAGTTTGCACCAATGTCACTGGCAGTTCCGGTGGTAAGAGTTGTGCCAAGATTAGAGTTACTAAATGGATCTGTAACTGAATCAGCCATTGATCCCATCCCGGTGAATCCGCTTCCACCGCCCATTGCTGAATCTATCCAAGAGGTTGGATCTACCTTATTGCCTAGTTTCTTCAACAGGGGCGCACCGACTTGAGTTAGCAACAGACTCTTGGCAGTATCTCCGAGTCTGGAACTACTCAATGGACCTGGATTAGAAGTAGTCCTAGTTCCCCCAGAGGTAGTTTCAGTTGTTGTACTTCCTGCTGCCTTTGCCAGAATGTTCCCTGCTACCTGTGAACGTCCTAGCTGCAGTGTTGTATCTCCATATCCAGAGATTCCTGCAGAATGTCCTGCCATCGCAAGCGGTAGCATTTCCTGGGAAATCAGTTGATTCAACTGTTCCGCAGTAAGATTAGACTTAGTTGTAGAAGTACGAGTAGTAGGAGAATCAACAGTCTGCGTTTCTTTCCCATTGAACAAGTCCAGTATGTTAGTTAGATTTGCAATAGGATCTGTTAAAGGTAACTGTGCCATTATTAATTCCTCTCAACCATTGAAATAGAACTGGCGCTAGAAGAGTTCTTAGCTTTAAGCATATCAGTAACAAAGGGCATTACATTCATAACTGCTCGCTCCCCGAATAGGAATCCTAACACCAGGAAATTAACTACCCAGAATGCATTAGATACAATCGGATCAGTCAACTTCCACATTCCAGAGAACACACCATAGTCGAGATAGATTGTTGCATATCCCCAGATTGGCCTTTGGGCGCCTCGTAGGAATAGCATGATCGGACCAACCAATGGAAGGGATTTCAAATCTGAAGCAGTTCCCTCATACATCTCAATCCTGGCATTAAGATCTTTCTCAGCCTCTTGCTGGGCCCGAGAGAACTCAATAGTCTTCTGCAGTTCTATCTGCTGAGCCGCCAATGCAATATTAGCTTTCTGCTCAGGAGTCATGTCAGGAGGAAAGTAATCTTTGATCCCATCCAGAATCACTTTACCAAGACCACCCGTTGCCACATTAGCAAGAGAATCAAAGAAGCTCATAGTGGATTACCTTTCTTATCAGTTAGCCCTCGGGCGTATTCACGAGTTTCAAGTAAGGATAGCACTTCATTCTTCTGAGTGGCACCGGGGAGACTGTTGAATGATATATGAACCCACGTGTGTTCTAGGATCAGTTGATCGAAGGCTATATATTTAACCATGCCAATTAGACTCTTACAGATCTTTAGAGGATCTCCAAAAGGAGGACAAATAAAATCTACTGCCTCTCCTCGTACATGTTGGGAAGTTGGCTTAGCTCCAAGATGAGAGTTAACAGCTAGGGATCGATACCAAGAATTAATTGTGAGTGGTCTAGAGCCGAGAAGGGATCTCACTCTTTCCATTCCTTCTGCAGTGTTCATCACTTTCTCTAAGAGTTCTACTGGTAAGGAGTTATCATACCCAAATCTGGAAGCAGTTTCTGAGTGCTCTACCTCTGCAAGGGAGAAATGTTCTGTGAGTCTAGAAGGCAGTGCCATAATAGTTTCCTAGGGTTGGGACTTATACAAGATCAGGACGGAAAATAAGGGCAGTTTGTCCAACTGCAAAACCAACTCTCTGAAGCACAGTTCCAGCCCCTGCAGCAACTAAGCCAGCAGTATTGGATAGATAGTATGTAGTTCCTGGAGTTAGGCCGCCGATAAGCCTGCAAACTCCCTCACCTACAAACTCTCCAAAGGCTCCAGATTTAACAGAGGTAGTAGCAAACCCATGAGCTGGTTTACCTACAGCAGTTGCATTAGCTAGGCGGATTCTTGGATCTCCTGCAGAGGAGTAAACATTAATAAGTTGACCTGCATTTATATCTTCTGTAGCTAGCGCATATCCCCTAGTTAGATACTGCAAGCGATACTTGGAAATCTCAAGAGTTCCCCATGTAGATGGATCTGGAGAATCCGCGCCACAATAGATATCAATAGCATTTTGCAATACCTTGATAGCATTCCTGATCTTTAGATTGTCTGTATAAACATCTGGATATTTGGTGGCATCCACTTCTGGCGCTGCCGAGAGTCCTGTGTTTGTACTATAGCCTTGTCTACTTGCCATACTTATCTCTTTCCGTGAATGTTAAATGTTAGCACCAGAGAGTTCAGCATGAATGCTCCTTGGAAAAGCAGAGAATGATTTATACCTGTAGCTCTACAACCATACTCTCTTGCTATATCATAAGTACCAATTAGATCTGGAGTAGAGTTAGTAGTGGTCTTTCCATCTAGAGAGGTCATTACAGTAAGATTCATTACTTGTCCTGACCTCACAGATTCCATAGAAATCTGATCTAGTGTCATCAAGCGGGCGCGAACATACTGGTACTTTCCGAGTATAAGAGTTCCAGTGAGACCAAGAGATGCAATATCGAAATCTACTGTATATACAGAACCATCCGTTTTGAGAAAGGCAAATGTCTGCCGCGGCACTTCCAGATTTAACTCCCCTGGAAAATGCACGGTGAAACATTGAGTATGATCTATCTTCAGTTTCCCATACCGTTTAGATATCAGATCCAGAACAATCGCATGAGTAAGACTATTCACTCCATAAGACATTACCAGATAGCGATCAGCAATCACTGCAAGTTTCTTCTGCATTGGTCCAGTAAGTTCTTGCCGAATGAATACCTTATTCACATCATCGAAATCTTCGAAATTTGTACCGGAGATGAAATCAGTAATCTCAGTGTATACTGTCTGAGTCTGCTGGGTATTAATCAGTTGGAGACCAGAGGTAGTATAGGCATAGAGACCTGCAGAATTAGCGTCCCAAGTTACCAAGTCTAGGGTTGTCATTCCGCCGGAATTAACTAACTCCCGGAATTGGAACGGATACTGTGAGTTATTCTGATACAGTGCTGCGATACAATTATCTGCCGTACCAATAATAAACCCGAGAGTATGTGGAACACAGTAGTTAATAACACCTTTGGCAGCTTCAACTGGTCCGCCTCCTGCACCTGTTAACAAAGAAGGTGTGAAATCTGTTGGGTCAATTGCAGATGACCAAAGTACGGCAGAAGGTAAAGGATCACAACTAAAGAGAACAGATGTTCCTGCAGTAGTAATTGCTTGAGAAATTGTGATCAGATGAGTAGTATAGTCAACTGCTGTGATGATTGTAGATACTGGGATACCTATACCATTAATAACCTGACCAACTGCGAATCCTGTGATACTGCCGATGGCAAGAGTTGTATCTCCAATAGATACTGTTGCTGTGAAACTAACTGCCTTCACCCCTTTAGTCCATGCAATAAGATATCCAGCTGCGGCGCAGATACCTGTTACATTAGCGATTGCTAGTCCTGTAAGAGTCACTGGCTCAAAGTATGTTGAAGTAAAGTTGTAATAATAACAGCCATAGCCCTCGATGAAGAAATATGCTAGGCCACTAATATATGCGACAGTTACTAATCCCGGCGCGCCATGTTGCTTAAACACCCAAGGTCCGCCAACGCCATCACAGATATAAGTATCATTAGTTGTAGGTGTAGATACTACACCAAGATACGCTTTGTTATCTGCGAAATCTCGGAGCAAGAATACTTGGCTAAATCCAGTTGCACCTGCTGGAGCCACTGGAAGAATCTGTTTATATCCTACTGCCTGCAATCCCTCTTGGTGAGGCATCACATTATGGCAATAATAGATCTGCGGGATTCCCTTATCTTTATCTAGATCTTCTGTTGAGAATGCAGTGCGCACGTAGTTCTGATCCTGCCCTGGAACAATGACAGTTCTGCCAAAGTTATGAGACAAGAAAGGGAAAGATTTAGCTGAAAGATTTCCTCGATATATAACTTGTGCCATGATTACTTTCCTCCTGGGGGTGGGAGATTATGGTAGATTGCCACAATTGCCCCTAGCCCGGCTCCAATAGATGCAACCCACTTGAATATTTTACCAAGAATACTTAGGAACTTAAAGAATGTTTTACCTAGATCAAGAATTTCTTTAATCTCTTGCAAGAGTTCTGCATTACCAGTAGTAACTTCAGTATTCTCTTTAATCAATGTTTCCATGTTATTCATTCTATCATCTCCTACACGTAGGCGAAGTTCTATTGATTCATGTTCTTGATTATGTTCATCAGGAGTTTGATCTGTATAACGGCGCAGGATCAATGGTTCTGGGAGTTGAGTATGTGGCATCTATGTCTCACTGGGGTTAAATATATGGACTATCGGAGTGCTAGCATTCCACACCCCAGATCACTTGCTCCACCAGAAGTAGTTACTGTTCTAGTTCCAGTAGTTCCAGAAGCAGAGAGCTGTTGATAGTATGCACTGATCGGAGGATTAGAAGTATTATCTACCTGAGTCATCCCAGAGATACCATTGAATGTAACTCCGGCAATAGAGCCAAAAGCTGCTACAAGCATATCAGTTGCATAAGTGGTAGTAACTGCTGGGGCCGCAATACTTGTTACAGAAGCAACTGCATTGAATGAGCCAATCACATCTATACTAGAAACATTCCGGAATACCAGAATGACCATGTCATTGAAAGATGCTCCATTGGAGTAGTTATAAGAAGCTGGCTCACTAGCTCCTGCAACTTTATAGCAAGCTCCTTGATTACCTGGCCCACCGAATAGATCTGTGAATCCTGATGGAGGTGTATAAGTACCTGAGGTATTTCCAGTGCCAAAGATAAGAATCATATCTCCGGCAGCAGTACCTGTTGGTTTCGTGGCAGAGGTAGTTCCAGTAGAAGAAGCTACAAAAGTTATTGGATCATTCGCCCATACACCTGCAGTGTAACCTGAAGGAGGAGAATACACTTGAGCAGTTGCTCCAAAATTCGCCGTACCTGTAGTTGCAGCACTGGTAAAGTTTCCATAAGCTGCAAACATTGGCCAGGTAATAGAGCCTGGAGTTCCTTGAAGAGTATTGTTCTTATAGAAAGTTACATTACCAGTTCCCGCATCAAATGCAACACCAATCACATCTCCTGTTGTATAAGATGCATAAGTAGCAATTGATACTCCATTCTTATAGATTCCTCCAGATGGATAGTAACTTATACCTTGAGGAGCAGATTCAAGGCCAGCATTCTTACTCTGAGTACCATTCTCAACACCAACAACATGGAAATTTGCAGTGGATGGAGTAAACTCATAGTACCACTTACCAGAAGATTTACCTGCAATGCTTCTAACCATTTGATGGAAAGAGCTGGGAGTGTCTACTGTAAGATTTCCTCCAGATAAGGTAATGTTCAAACCTTTATCTAGAGGATTCCAGGTAGTATAAGAAGCAGCAGCCGCACCTACTCCAGTTGCTGCAAGCATTTGTTGTAGTGCGCCCATATTATGTAAGTCCTGTACCAGAGATGATCCAGCGTGTGGAAGTTACTTTGATTGCAGTGGCAACACCATTTGCCGCCAGTGTTCTAGATCCTGTAGTTCCTGCTCCTGCAAGTACCAAAGTATCAGCTGTGATCGCAATAGTAACTACGCCGGCCGATGTATCATTCACAAATGTAATTGCGGTTCCTATTGGATATGCTACATTTGCATTCGAATCTATCGTAAAAGTCCGCGCCGTGGTGTCTGCAGATGGATGGTATAGATGTTTACCTTGATCTGCAAGTACGGTTGTATATGCAGCAGATTGTGAATTCTGGGGGATGTTGATATATCCAAGAGCGCCGGAAACTGGGAAAGTTACTGAGGTATTCGCAGTGAGTGTACCTGTGAAAGTAAATGCGCCTGAGTAAGTTACATTACCCCCAGCTACCCAAGTCTCGGTAGACCAGGTTGGTGCTGCAGTTCCGCCACCAGATTTAAGAATCTGATTTACAGAACCATTAGCAAGGAAAGATGTTACATCAACAGCAGATTGATAATGAATCTGTCCACCCGCACCACCTGCAACTGCAGCAACCTTACCAGAGGGAATTACATAATCAGTACCAGCAGCGGCAACTTGTAAAGCTGTACCATTACCTTTTAAGAGACCTGTAAGAGAGGTAGTAAGGGTGATTGCAGGAGTGGAACTTGGCGTGGCCACAGTACCTGCGAAACCATTGGCAGTTGCTACAGACACTCCAGTAACTGTACCTGTACCACCTACTGCAATGTCCCCAGCACCTATGATGGATACTCCGCCAATTGTTTTAAGATCTGTACCTGAAACTGCTGCAGATATTGCAGTTCCATTACCTTTAAGAACTCCTGAAATCGTAGTTCCAACTGAAATAGCCGGAGTTGAAGAAGGAGTAGCAACTGAACCATTGAATCCATTAGCTACTGCCACAGAGACGGAGGTAACTGTTCCTGCACCAGCTGAGATACCTAGATTAGCTCTAGCTCCTGCAGCATCTGTAGCTCCTGTTCCTCCATTAGTAATTGGTATCGTATCTCCAGATACAAATTCTCCTACAGCTACTGCATTAGCACCGGTGAAGAAAGCTTTAAGTGGTAGTTTATCAGCCATGCTAATTTCCTTTTAAGGCGAAGATACTTGTGGAACATCAAGAGTAAACATGAATGAACAGTCTACATAAGCATTAGCTGCATTCCTCATACCAATACTGATAGTATTGGAAGTTACACCAATGATATAAGAAGTAGCTACAAATCCTGGATCAAGAATCTGGGTAAGCATCACAGGTGCTGCAGATCCAAGATTATGTGTGAGTGTATAGTTACCTGTGGAGTTATATACGACTGTCCAACCTACTGGAATGTTTGATGCACCTACATTGATTGCTCCCCCAGTGATGGAGACGGAACCATAGTAAGTTCCTTTAGTTTGCATGGAAGGAAGTCCGGCAGCTTCAACACTATGGCTCCAAGTGCAGCCGATTGGTACAAAGATGGTATTAGCATCTCCACTCAAATATGGTCTAGCAGCATTCGCAGCATATGTATTATACCCACGGAAGGAACATCCGATAAGAAGGATTATGTTCTTACCCACCGATTTGATATTATTCGTAGTATAATTTGCGCTAGAAGTGCGGTTGAAGTTACAGTTCTGGATCGTATGAACAATGGGGAAAGAGCCAGTATTTGTCAGTTTAATATCTGCATCACCATTATTTGCCTCGAAGTAGCAGTTGGCGATGTGACAACCATTAGCTCCCTCAGCTCCAGTGAAGTTGAAGTTCAGGCCAGCTGTTCCACCAACTCCCATAGTTCCAGAATTAGCTACAGATCCACCAGTAAAGTTCACGTTGGATGCATTGTCGATGATACGAATACCATTCGAAGTGTTCCTATCTACCAGGCAGTCTTGGAAAGTAGTTGCATTCAGATGGGTGAATCCACCAGCACCAAGTTCCGCAATCATTCCATTAACATTTCCTTCAAAGAGGCACTTGCGGAAAGTTGCATATTCTACCGAGTTTGCATAAACTCCTGTATTGAGTTGCTCAAAACGGAGGTTCTCCATCGTGCACATTTCAACAACTTCTAGGTACAAACCATTAACAGTTCCAATATGGTTTCGTCCAGAAATACAGAAGTCTTTGTATGTGACTTCCATAATCGAGGCAGTTGGGATTGATGTAGCCTGAATTCCATACATACCAACTGTATCTGGAACTATAATAGTATTCTGAGGTCCAGCACCAAATAGCGATCCTACTGGAGAACCATCATATGCGTACATACCACCTGTAGAATAATTTAGGTGGATTGCGCCAACTCCTGTAATACCAGAAACTACAAACTTACCTGATGGAATATATCCAATGTAACTAGGTAGGCCAGTGGCAAAGTTGGTAAATGCAGTAGCATTATTAGCCACACCATTACCAACTGCTCCATAGTCTGCAACTGCATTCTTGTAGATAGATCCGCCACCGCCACCAGATCCTGCTAGTTTGAAGATCGCATTACCTGTGGCTGTATCTTTGGTAAGGACATACTCGTTAGTTGCAGAACCTGCATTGGTAAGAGCATTGATAGCAGCTTGTGCCGTGGCCGCCCCAGTGCCTCCATTAGCAATTGGAACTGTATCTCCTGCTTGCATTTGTCCCAAAGAACTTGGAAGTCCTGAAACGAAATTCGTCTTGATTGGAATTTGATCTGCCATGGTTTTCTTTCTTTGCCAAAGTTGGTAGGATTTATATGATAGGAATAGGACTACTGGTGCTATCAGCTTTATAGAAGGGTAATCTGCCAGTAGAGTCGAGAGGGATGTTATTTTGATTTCCATCTGTAGTAAAGAATGGGAAAGAGTGAAAGATTGTATTATCAATGACAGTCACTGCAGTGATAGGAAATCCTACAACATCTATCTTATCCCCAACTGTTGCAGGGGTAAGTAGGGTAAAACTCCCTGGAGATGTTTCTGTGTAATCAATACCAAGAATCAATTTCAAACGATTCTTAAATACCCACAAAGATTTCGTGCCTGGGACGTATGTGAATGTAACCAGAGTGAATAGAGTTTGGGAAGCTGCAGCAGTAAACTGTTCCTCTGCAAGAGAGGAAGAAGTATTAAGTGCAATGTTTCCACCAAACCCAAATAATGAAGCTGTCATCTTAGTAACCTTCGGCAAGTATATTGGACATTCTGACCATAGCTATTTGTTCTGCTACTAGCCCACGCATAGCAGCAGCTTCTTCGTCCTTACCAATTGCTTTAAAAACTGTGGCAGCTGCATCATACACAATTGCGAATGGATGATCTAATGCTACCCAAGAGTTATACCCAGCAACTGTAATGTCTGGATTTACATAAGCCCCGATAAGAAAATACTGTTGTGGACTAGAGCATTTGATAGTAAGTTCTGCTCCTGCAGCATAGTAGATATCATCTTTCTCTACTTGATACCGATCCATTACTTGTGCAGGAGTTATCAGATCAAGGAACTTTCCAGGTGTTCCAGTACCTGTATTATCCCATTTACGAAGATATTTCACGGAGCGCCAAAGTGGTATCAGAGTTCTATAATCCAGATTCTGAACAAATTCGGCTGTGGTAAAACCTACTCCGGACTCAAAAATATCTTTGTAAAAGAAATCACATTGATGGGCTTTGAGAGTCGCAGATTTAATAGCCGAAGCTGTTTCAGCTACTCGGTCAGGACGACCAGTAAGAGTATAAACTTCAACGATTAATTCTGCGAGTGTCATGATGGATTATTTCTTTGCGGAGATATTAAGCAAGCGGGCGGCCAAACCTGTGCCAGATCCGCCGGCTGCAGCAGTTGCAATATCTTGGGAGTTAGTAGGCTTGAGCGGCTCTTGCACTGTACTACCCATATCATTGGCTGGATCGTTAGCTTTCTCGGCAGCCGCCAGATACTCTGCAATGATCTTTTCGCGCAATCCAGCGATTGGGTCAAGCACAGCAGAATCGGCAACAGCATCATTAGGGTCAATGAAAATATGGGGATGGCCAAGTTTCACTTCATATTCAAGTTCTGAGATTTCCGCAGGGATATCAGTGCAGAATCGTCCTTGGACAAAAATCGCAGGCTTGCCATTACCAAAGATGTAATTGATCGAAGGAATGGTTGATTTGAAAACAGCGAATTGAGACATGATTGTTTTTCCTAGGTTAATAAAAAAGGTATGTTTTTATATGCAGAACATACCAGAAACTGCAGCCCTAGGAAGGATCCTAGCCAGTAACTAGCCGGATCTGTTGACCCGGATTACCATTACCACCCTGGCCTTGGCCACCAACTAAACGAGTTGCAGCAGGAGGCAACATCGTAATCTGGTTATTACCATCAGGAGTCAGAATGCTGGTACCACCAGCGTTCCGAATTGAGATAGAAGAGATATAACCTTCGTCAGTAGAAACCATGCCAGGAGGATTGAGTTGGATAACTGCCATCTTAATACTCCTGGTGTTAGGTGATTAACCTGCAGCAGCTGCTGTCAAGTTATAGACAATCGAATTAGCTGGAGGATTCTTAACAACACAAGTCAGCTCGGTTGTCAAGGTTCCACCAACTGCGTCGATACCGTTATCTGCAGCGTCCATATCACCAGCTTCAGGATTGTTGAATTCCTTGTTCTGAGTCTTACGATCGCCTAGATAAGCCACACGGAAAGTCGATAGATCGATTGCCATTGCTTGCTTGCTCCAAGAAGTATTGGAGTTAAACAGTGGGTGCTCAATCATGCGGAAAGTTCCACGAGCAGTCTTGAATGTGGAGAATTGCAGACCATAAGAAGTCTGACCATCCACAATCATGTAAGTACCATTCAAGCGACCAATGTTATTGATCACACGTTTGGCAGTACCGCCTACGAACAGAACACGTTCATTGGCAACTTTGGGATCAGTAGCCTGATTGAACACTGGATCTAGGAAACCTTCCAGCTGTGTGTAGTTGGTTGTGGAACCAGCTGTATTCACGTTAACAGCTGAGTAGTAGCTAGGATAGTAGGAGAGATTACCAACAATGTTTACCAAACCATCCATTGTACGGAAAGGTTGGCCATTGCGAGTTCCTTGAGATTTCTGTCCAAAGAACAGAGCTTTCTCAATATCTGCCGCATGGAAAGCTGCACAATCTTGACGACTTTCTGCAACATTGGTCTCACCTGCGATCATCATCGTAGCACGAACAGTATCGCTGATTGCCCAAGTATTACGGAAAATCTGTGTGAAGTTCGTAACACGTACTGGGTTGATAATCAGAGACTGAGGACGCAGCGAAGATTCTTCGAAAGCATTACCAACTTGGTAAAGATTCACAGAAGCAGCAATGAGCTGAGCAGCCACAGTACCGACAGCACGCTGTACAGAAACACTGGTACCAGAGATAACTGCATTCACCAAGATGTTTTCGCCAGTTGTATCTACGCGCATCAACATGCCTGGGAGCACGTTAGAAGTGGAGAGAACTGTGAATACTGTATCAGCAGCAGTTTGGCCAGCAGCAGAGAGAGTCAGCTGAGGAAAGAGCATGGTCTTGGTAAAGAAACCATGTTCAGTTTGTACAGCTGTATCTGAGGCAAGCATGGAAGTCAGGCCGAAAAGTGGCGCAGTTCCATTTGGCATCAGGCGCGTAATCATGGCAGCGAAAGATTTCTTTGCCAGATCTTGGGTCAGTTGACCACTATTGAAAATACCGACGGACATTTTGAGTTCCTTAGAGAGTTAGAAGATTATTGAATCTGAGTCTTACAGGAGCATTTGGCCCATGGAAGTAATCGAGACAGTAGGAGCGAATGTCACAGCAACCAAAGTACCTGTAGCAGATGCATTGGCAGACAAAGTAACACCAACACCAGGCTGGATACTAATGATATTACCAGACACGCCAGTACCAGTAACAAGCATACCAACAGATAACTGCGAAGTCTGGAACTGGGTCATACCAGTAATGACTGCGGAAGCATTGGTAGTAGTAACTGCAAATACCTGAGTCGGCGTACCATTAGTAACCGTGATCAGATAATCTTTAATCGAGGAAGCAGCAATTGTGGTAGTACCAACCAAAGTCACACCAGTTCCTGCAACCATCGTTAGAACGAAGGCAACAGTATTAATAATCTTCAGACGGAAAGTTGTACCATTAGGTACAGCAGTTCCTGCAGAGATACCAGTAGTTGGTGCTTGCGAGAAGTTATACTGTGCCATGATAGCATTGATGATATTCTGAGCAGTGTCAGTTGTATCATTATATGCGCCACCAGGGCCAGTACGGTTGATGATACCAGATACCATCAATGCAGCAGTTAAGGTTCCAGCACCAGCAGTTGTGAGAGCATTTAGAAACTCACCACCTGCAAGTACGTCACCTGGGAAGGCTTGACGTTGCAAACCTCCATCGTAGACAACAGGACGAACAATAGCCATTTAAGACTCCTATAGATTAAGAAAGATCCCAGAAGGGAAAGATTATTGCAAGAACGAAGACCAATCATCTGACTTTGCTGCCGAAGCTGCCGCACGAGATTGCGGAGTTTCAGGTGCTTTAGGAGCAAAGGCTGTTCCTAGAGCTGAAAGATAATCCATCACCTGTGTTTGAAGTTCTGCAGAACTCGCATTAGGATTTTTAAGTACCAGTTGCGATTGCAAAGCTTCTACTAACGGAACGATGGCAGGATTGGAAAGCAGGGGATTTGTTGATGTAAGACCTTCATTCACTGAATGACGCTTAATCATGGTTGGGAGTTGTGCATCAAAGCTGGCTTTGTTCCTTGTCATCGCTTCATCTACAATTTTGGTAGCAGCAAAAGCGGACTGAGCATAAACCTGTTGTGCAACTTGATTCATTGATTCTGTAAATGCTTTCATAGCACCTTCACCACCTGCTGCAATTGCTTGCAAACTTGCTGGGGTAATGGTCTTTGAAAAATCTACATTTCTTGCTGATTCCAGAAGTTTCTTAGGATCAACATTAGCAAACATTGGTCCGGAGTTATCTGGTTGAGCATTTTTAGGAGTTTGCCAGATATCCTTAAAATTGTCGAATGGGGTTTCCAGTTGCTGTGGCTGGGTAGGAACCACACCATTAGAACCAGTCGCAGGAGTTTGTTGGGTTCCAGGTAGAGCAACTCCTGGGTTAGCAACTCCTGTAGGTCCAGTGGGTACAGGATTTTGCGCAGGTGGAGTAGAGGAGCCAGAGAAAAGAGACATAATATTTGCAAGTGACATGATTGTTTCCTAGGATTGAGATGAGTTGTGTTCGGCCAGGTTACGAAGAGTTGCTTCAGATTCATCGGATCTTAGCAACATCACACGAAGAATAGACATTTGGCCTTTCAAGAATGCCTGATCTTGTGCGAATCTAGTAGGATTAACTTGGTCATAATCCAAATTAGTAATGTTCTCTGCAACCATTGCAAGCTCATTTTGAAGAACTTGTTTCTGTGGATTGGAGAGAATGCCACCTTCTAAGATCTCTTGACGAGAAAGTTTCCAGTGGGTGAATGTGCCAATTTCTTGTGTTGCCATGATGGTATGCTAATTAGGTTGCAGCTGCTGGTGAGCCTGAAGGAACTCCTGCTGTTCCAGAACTTGCTCCTTGTGCCTGCGCAGCTTCTCCTTGTGCCGCAGTCATTCCAGGAGTATATCCATACTGTTGTGGTAAAGGTTGGGGAGTTCCAAACTGAGTACCTTTCTCAACTGCTAGTTGCGCCATTTGTTGCCACTGTCCCATAGCTTGTTCGTAAGCCATTTGTTGGGGAGATTTTTCAAACTGCGCAAGATCACAGTTACGAGTTTTCATCAGATAAGAAAACAGTGGAGCAACATTGTATCCTGCACCAATCTGCGGAGAAGAGCCAATAGTTTGCAAGGCTACTGTCAGATCATCACCTGAGATCATCTTATCTGTAGGAGTCAGACCATCAGTAACTTTAAACACTGCCTGAGACTGCCGAAGTTTCACCGGATCAATCTGTACAGATTGTTTAGCAGAAGGAGAGTAGAGAGATACTCCACCTTGGTACTGCATAATATTCAGTTTCAGAATATGTTTAAGTGGTGTGAATACTTGCGCTTCCAAAAGCATGGCAGTCATCTGATCGCGACCATTTGCATTGTTCATAACATCAGCATATTCGTGCTGAGTCTTATTTCCCTTAACAAACTGACCTTGCTTGGCATTGTTCTGTCCATTTACAGAATTGGCCATTTGCATCATCTGTGGAAGTTCCTGGAAAGCTACAGCAGATTGATCGTCACGATAGGGAAATGCATATACTGCATCATTAACTGGTTTACCATAAGCTGCCGGCCGCACTGGGATTTTCGCAGATGGGTTATCTGAATTGATATGTTCTGCAGATACGCGCGAAGGATCATAGAGAGTTCTATCTGAGATAGCACGACGGCGAGATGCCATTGCAGAATTTACAAGGGCGGATCCAATTGCTTGGAATGGTTCTGCATTATCACCAAGAGATTTTGTTTGGAATCCTAAACCATCTTCATTTGACTGTCCAAATAGAACCGGAAGATACCCATGTGCGTTTGTTTGACGTTCAGCATAGATTAGTACTTGGTGATTAACAATGATAAACTTCCACACTTGGGGAGTATTGGAAGAAGGAACTCGCAGATTGAAATCTGATGGAATGATTCGCGCGTAGAGAGTTGTTACTTCATAAAGATTCTTATATTGGATCTGTCCTGGTGGGTGCTCAAGCATACCAGCCCAGCTCATCCAATCAGTTGTCCTCTTAGGATCAATCTGCATTAGTGCTTGTGGGTTGATCTGAGGGATATAGTAAGATTCGATTCCGCCAGTTCCAGAACCTCCCTGAGTTCCCATACCAGATTCGAATGCAGCTTTCACATTCGAGATCATCTTATCTGGCAACTCATTGATGAACTTCTTCAGATGAATTCGGCTCATCAATTCAGTAGTTCCTACAAATTCCCCGTCCTTGTACATTTGGGTAGGTTTGTATCGAGTATCAAAGAAAGTGTTATACAAGTCCCAACGCTTTATTTTGTTACCTTCCCAGATAACTTGCTTAGGCTTGCCTTGGGTAGTTGAGAATCCTACATCAGTTTCGATAGCTTCAGTAACTTCTCGGTCCCAGGAGACTTCTACAGCTCCAAGATTATATTTGAAAATATCACGGAAGAAGATCTGGAACTGCTGAACCCATCCACCACGAGTTGAGTTCTCTTCCAGAATACTTTGAAACTGCAGAGCTGTATCTTCCTCAGCCGCCGGAGCAACAAACCCAAATAGAGGAGTTCCAGTGAGGAATACAGAAGATTGATAAGTAACTGCGGCCTCTACTTGAGGCATTACAATTGGGACTGTTACATTCTGAAACTTGGTAGGATCACCATATCTATTAGCAAGTTTCGCCCGCCAGTTCTCTTGTGTCCAATCATTCTCACGATTATAAGCAAGATCACGCAAACGCATCTGTCCACGAAGATTCCACTGCTGATTGAGCATGGAATAACATTGTTTATGGAACTGGATTAGAGCTGCCTGAGATTTTTCTGGAATGATTGTCGGTGTTGCGCTTGCCATGGATTTTCCTAAGTTTACTTTGCAGTTCCACCAGTACCAATACCATATTTCTTAGAATAGAAATCTTGGAGGTTGGAAAGAAGGGAGAGATGATTTTTCTGATGGATAGCTAGACGAGATGCATCTGCAAGAGAGGCATTGTTACCAGCATCTACAATATCTTCAGGACCATCATCTTTAGATTTCTGAATCGCCGCAATAATCTGATTCACAACTTCTTTCTTTTTCGGATCGAATCCTTCCACAGCAGCATTGCCTGCCATAGAAACATTGGAATCGGCGCCAACAAGATCTTTCAGGAAATCTGTTAGAGAAGTACCTAAATCTTTATCTGCCATGATTATTTCTTTCCAATCATTTGTTTTAATCCCCGTAAAAATAGTTCTGACTGCACCATAAAATCCTGAGCTCTGGAAGCATCTAGATGGTTTATAGGTCTAGTGGGAGAATAACCTAGTTGACTTCCTAAAGTATTTCCTACACCAAAAGCTCCGGACTCGTCCAGTCTAGCTCTGTAAGAATCATCATCAGTTTTGGCAGCTAACTCTTTCTGAGCTGCATCTGCTGAATCATTTAACCAAAACTTTTTTATTTGAGTACCTAAATCTGAGGGGAAATTTTTATCTGTATAGACAGTCTTTACCATCCTTGCATCCGCTGCATGAGTAAGTTCATGAGCTAAAACTTGTCCAGATTTTGGGCGTTGGGAAATACCTCCCCACCCTGTAAGATCAAGGTTAGGGCTTATATTAACTATTCCAGTATCTAGACTATATTCTCCATTAGTATCTTCATCAAGTCTTTTTGACGTATCAATCTCAGGCAATTTTCCTGTAGCGGTTAGTATAGATACTAAGTACCTGCCAATATCAGTATCTTGGATCTTATCTAATAATTTTGGTACGTCTATTGAAGAGTCTGCCATTTCCGGCTCCATTAAAAAGGTGAAGTTTCATATATTCCTGGAATTCTAATTGTGGAGAACTCTTGCTCTTCGATGATTGTAGATGCGAGTAAAATGTTCCCATATAGTTCAATTACTTTCGGCGCATAAGTTAGACAATCCAAGATGCCATCTGTATTATCCCTGCGCAGTGGATTAAATTGAGTTATTTGGATATTAACTTGCGCTTTGCAGTCTGGGGCAACATAGATTTCTCCAGCCAAGAGTTGCTTGAACATACCGAGGATTCGAGAGTTTTTGCTATATGCTCCAGAATAAACTTCCACTGCTTCGATCCCAATAATTCCTCTTTGGGTGCAGATAAATTCGAACCAGTATTTAAGAGTGTATTGGTAAGCATTTGATTCAATTGCAATTACGCGACAGTTCCTAGTAAGTGCTATCTTAAGGGATTCTGCGATTGTGTCTCCTGGGGATAGTCGTCCTTCTATGATTTCTTTAGCTACTGGATAACCATTATGTATTTCAAAATATGCAATTGTAACTGCATCAGCTCCTGGCTTATCTGTTGCAGGATCAATTAAGATGAAATTACCAAAGTGTATATCATCTTCTTGGAAAGGATACTCTGGAAGTTTGTTTAGATCAATAAGATTATTAACACTGGCATTCTCATCATTCAGAACTTCTGCGAAAAATACTTCTGGGCGGCCCATTGCCAGATCGTTCTCATACTCTTTAGCAAGTTGTTCTACTGGCTGCAATTCTTCCCAAAGAGATGTACCATCAGAAAGAATACCACCTGCAATGAACTTCATCCATGTTGGATTATGTTTGAGTTTGCGTAGAAGGGAATGTTTGGTAGGGTACATATTAGCAATGAAAATAAATAAGCACCCATGAGGGCTCTTAGCTTTCATTGCAGTTCCTACCATCCAAGTTTCTAGCTTGGCAGATACAACCTCAGAATCAGCATCTTCGCGAGTTTGTATATCATCAAATATCATTACATCTGGCCGCTCATTCTCTAGTGTGATTCCTCGAATATCAGATTCTGCTCCGGCTCCCATGATGATAACATTTCTACCACGAAAACCAAAACGCTTCAGATCCTGTCTGTCAGTTTCTGCCCCTAATTTCCAATCTCCAAATACTTTCTTAATATTCTGCTCACCTAGCATGGACATAATATCTGAGATGATATTATTTGCTTTGGTCTGTGTACCACAGATTATTAGAATGAATCTCTTTTTGGTGAATAGTACACAATAGAGAATAAAGATCTTGATAAGCATGGTCTTGCCAAATCCGCGTGGCAGACCAATAGCTAGTTGTGAGAAATCACGAGTTTTAGAGACGAAGGAAAGCAGCCAAGTCCAGATAGATTTGAATACCGGAGGAAATAGATAGCGAAAAACTACAGGCATAGCAAGAGCTGCTAGAAAATCTAATGAGTTCCTGGCTAGATCTTCTACCTGGGAAGTTTCAAAGGTAGATTCACGAATTGGATCTTCTAGAAGTTCTGGGGTCGGTTCAATTAACCCTAGAGTTTCCGCATTTATTGTTGCCATCAGGATTATGTGGTACGTTTTGAGAGCATGAGTTGGATACGCAGAAGTTGCTCACGAGCAGCTTGCTTGTTTTTCTCCAGAAGTTCTGCTTTTTTAAGAACTTGCTGAAGCAGGAGAATTTCCTGATTCGAGGGTAGTGCCGACATTTCGCGCTCCTTTCATTTGAGCAATTAAACCAGTCATTGCAGAAGATTGTACAGTTACCAGGTCTTGTGAACCTGCTTTGATAACCTGGTTGTTAATATTTGTTGTAAAATTTTGGAAAATTTGCGTAGGTAAGACAAGTTGCACAACAGTTTGTTGGGAAAGTATCTGTTCTGGTGCTGAACTTCCACGCCGCTTCGCCTGATTTATCACCTGAATGGACTTTAGGATCTCCATAGGTCTCATCATGTATGGAATACAATCTTCCAATTTCTGAATTAGCGTATCTTCTAGAGAATCATACTTGTTATCTCTGGTATTATGCTTTGCAAGAGATTCGAATCTTGCCTCGGCAACTTTTGCAGAAAATTCTGGATCGGATAGGAGTTGTGAAATCCTAGAAACTGATACACCTACTGCCGCCGCTACCGATTCTGGTCCCAGCCCTTGTCCTAGCAAGACTAGTGCGCGCTCTTCTGTTGATGTGGTAGTAGATGACATAATTCTTTGCCCCTTTTGGCTTCTTAGAGATGTCTAGATTATAAGATCTATAAGATTCTGCAACATCTGGGGATAGTCCAATTCTATATCTACCGTTCTATTCTACATCTTGCCAACTTCTTGGGGCTAGTTTTGGAAAAGTTTAGTAAAATGGTTAAGTTGCAATAGGATAACAGCGCCACCGACACCTAAAAAGGCCCTTACCCCTCCCCTGATTGCGAATCATTCTCATTTGCATTTAGTTTGTTGATTGATTCTTATTTAGGTATGGTTCTGGCCTATACTTCAGGATGTGATATGGTAGCAGGTGTAAGATTCTCCGACAAAAGACTGTGGATGCATACAGTGGTTTTATTAGGGTTTACCCTTAGTTTTTCAGGTTTTCTTTACACTTGGAGTTAGAGAGAGTTTCATAATGCGGGATGATTGGGCTAAGTTGTTGATTCATATAGATTTTTTGGATTGGTGGAAATGTTGGCATGGATGATGCTTATATAGTAGTGTCGCTGATTTTGGCGGCTGATTCTAGGAGTATCCCAAATGTCAAATGTATCTACCGCGCACAATGTTACAGCTTTTGATTCTGCCAAGTCACAAGCTCTCAGTGGGCAACGACTGGTGAAAGCTAAATATAAGACTACTGCCAAGGTTCCAGCTAAGTATCCTAATATTTGCGCCTCTATCCCATTCTTGCAAGATGCACAGATTGCAGAAAAAATCCCGCAACTAATGGGTTGCATTCGTGCAATGCTTGAGACTGCACAAGACGGTGTATTTAAGTCTTTGTACGAGTCTGGTCAGGGAGTGTTGTCTATTGTCACTGATACTGATCTAAGTATCGACGCATGTATCGGGTATCTGGAAGCAGAATCTACCGGCTCAAGGCTTACTAAAGAGTTTCTCGACGCGTGGTTTATTCGGGAACTACATGAGACAACCTATGCACTGATTGCAGAGAAACTCGGATATGGTGGAGTGGATGGAACTATTGAACTTACGGCTGAACAAGATGCTACGATTCTGAAGCATGTATCAGGGTATAAGGATATGTATTCTGCTCTTGCAGGTGGAAAAACAATGTATCAGCCGCATCAAATTAATGGATTGCGGAAAGTTCTAGGGCACATTGATCTGGATGATACTGGAATGAAACTGGACAAGAAGCTGGAAAAGATGCTGGAGAGTTCACAGAAGGTTGTCGAGATGATTCTATAAGAGTGATCCATTAATAGGCATTGATTAGTTTCAGTGTCTATTAGTTTGATTATTCATTGGGAGATTATGAATTGGGTTTACAGTCTACTAGACCGCTAGACCGCTAGACTGTACAGCCCTCGACCCCCATTCCACCGACCCCCATATGCACTGTATGATCTATCTATGTAGATAGGTAGGTAGATAGATAGATAGCAGGGTATGTGTATGAGAGTATAGATAGATATAGATAGATATAGATAGGGGTATAGGTATATAGGTATATTAATTTTAAAGTGGGGTAGTAATACATACATATCACCAAGACTCCTAGAAACTCCTATATATACCTAGATAGTTCTAGGTATATCAGATACTATCTAGGTATATGGAACTAAGAAGACTATGGAACTAAGCTCTATGGCCCAAGGGTTGACAAGGCGGCCATATAGGGATACCCTATACCTTACAGTCTGACGGTCTAGCGGTCTAGATACTCACTTTTTAGAAACTAAGAATTTATTACCTATTATCTCAATAGTCTACTATCTTATATATCTCAATTGTGGGGTATATAAACCTAGGAGATTCTATCATGTCAACAATGGCTAAACATATCGGACAATATGCACATAAACTAGCATGGCATAGGAAAGAATGGCTAAGATTAGCTAAATATCATTTTCAGAATCAGGATGAAACTAACATGTATATTGCATTATTTATACTTGTGTCAAATGATGGAGAATTAAAATGAATCACTGGAATAATCTAGTTACTACCATTAATAATGGAGATAATATCCAACTCTGGCCAATAATCCAAGAGATTGTTAATCATCCAGCAAGTGATATTATCTATTATCAAATCCTGTATGGTCTTCTATATAAAGAATATAGAAAGACAGACGTAGGTAAGATAGACCATGGAAAAGTATTATTTAATAAAGCAATGGCACTGTGCCAAGTATTTGATTATATGAAGGAGTTTAGAAAATGAGTGGAATTATGCAACACCTAGGTTATATCCTACACTGTCACCGGATGAAGAAACTGGGAGTGATACCGGTATCTTATAAGACATATCTGATAATGACAGATAAATATGGTATGACCAATACTACAATCTGACAGATATTATCTAGATCAGCTAGATCATAAGCTAATAGCTCTGAGATATACCAATCTCGGGGCTATTGTCGTATGTACCCTAGAGCTAGATAATCCCATCTAGTCTTAGATCATACTATCCCAAGGAGTTTATATAATGAACTTTGAAACTATAATCCCTAAACTAGAACCTAAACCAACATCTGCGCCAATCAAGATGTCTATCCAAGATACCTTAGATTTTATCTGGAAACACCAATATGAAGCATTCTCTAATGTAATCATCATGCTTAAGAAACATGATGTTAATTCCCGAGATATAAAGATCGCAATTGATGCTTATGTATTTGATGTGAAAGTAATTAGGTAAGGAGACCTAGAATGTCTAATCAAAAGTTTCGACCGTACTTCACAGCTTCTGAGCTAACTGAAGTAATTAGATGCCTAAAAACTGGATCAGCTAATAAAGCCTTGATCCGATACCTAGAAACTTTCGCAATCAAAATCGAACATGGAGTAATGGCAGCTAATATTACTCTGAAACCAACTATTGCAGAAAAACTAGGGATGGCTGATAGACTTCCCGGAACTAGAACATTGCAAGAGCAAAGAGCTGATGCTTATACTAAATGGTCTCAAGATCCTAGCAAGTGTACATCCCAAGAGATAGCAAGATGCCTAATGTATCGATATGAGAATGATCTAATGTCGGAATCAGAAGAAAGAGAATATGAACAAAAGATCGAACGCGGTTATTAATCTAGGACTTTTTATCCTGATCTGTATCCTATTCTTCATTGCCCAACTCCCAATATTTAATACTTGAAAGAAAGAATCTATATCATGGCTACTAGACAAACACCTACCAATCCAAAGAAACCTTTGGTAATCATAACCACCCGGAAACTTTCTTGGCTAGATCATGCAGAGAGACATTATAAAGATGGAGCAATTACAGAAACAATCATTCATTCTCCAGATGAAGCATTAATGTATCTGTGCCTATTCTCCTATGTAGGTATGTTTGATTAGCATACTATGCTCCTATGCTCCTATGCTCCTAGATTCTAAACCAACCAAATGATCCTAAGGTGATTCTATGAAAATACTCTGCTCAATATCTGGCATTGAATATGAATGCCAACACTTCCCAGCTTATCTAACATCTAGAGAAGTATCTCACCCAATATTCCACTTACCCCAGAAGAAACTCTTATCTTATCTAGGTAAATGGGCCGGATCAGAACTAACACCTACTGATTCTTACCTTCTATTCCTAGCTCTACTCAATTCCTCGGAACTAATCGAATGGAGAGTACCAGCATCAAGAAACGAACATACTGATTCAATAGTTGCCCAGAACATGGAACATCTAGCTCTTATTGTATCCCGGCTTAACGCAGTTACTAATCCTCGTGTAATCTTCCCACATTATGCAGTAGGCCCAGAAACTAAGTTCCTAACCAATATCAAACACTGGATAGAGAATTGGAATCAATCTTACCAAGACTTCCAAGATGGATATTCTAAAGAGTATGAATCTCGTAAGTTGATTACCAGAGAGACTGCACTAGAACGAATGATTAAGAATCCTCATTTGCCTATCTCTGCTTATGCATCTAAGATAGCAGATTGGGCTAGTATTGCAGGGGCTTTCCCAGAGTATAAAACAATCTCTCCATTCTCTAGCCTTCCAGTCTTAATGACAGACTATTGGAAAGAAGTCATAATCAAATGTACCAAGGAAGAATCTCTATTCCTAGTCCCACAAGTAGATCTCCAAGATTTGCTAGAGCATTGTGAACAGAACATATCTATCGGCACAATCTATTCTAATGCACTATTCAAAGTCTTGCGCCATGCACTAGAAAGACAAAGAAACTTTCTAGGTCTAGGAGATATGGATCTTACGCGCGGCAAGTATCAGATACTCCCAGAAGATTCTACTACTGAAACCGCAAATCTTAAAGCAATGGTAGATTCTGCCCCAGATCATGAACCATCCCAGGCAGAGTATCCTACCAAGCTAGCTTATCTAAAAGCTAAGATGCGTTGGCAGCTTTCTCGCAAGTATGCTAATGGAGTACCAGAATGATTCAAGATACTATTACCCCAACAGTTTCTCAGCTTATTGTCCGGGAAGTATATGCAAGATGGTTCACGCTACCTCCTCAATTCATCCCACTTGCAGAGAAATACTATCTCTTACATTGGTCTGGATCTTATCTAGCACAGAAGATTAAGGAAGATTCTCCTGATCCCTATTCTCCTAATATAGAGCATCAAGGTTTCCAATATCTAGTACTAGGTATGCCATACTTTGATCCTACTAAACAATATGCTCTCTCTTTCCGTAAACTCCCAGATCAAGCCAAAGGCTATGTTCTAATAAAATCTCTAGGAAACTAATATGTCCACCTCTCCTTCCACTTCTCCAATCTCCAAAGATAGACTCGCCCAATTACTAGCTAATATGCGAGCTAAGAAAGCAGAAGCATTAGCAGTAGCTGCACCTACAGTAGAACCATCTGGACCGACCCCAGAACATTCAGAAGCTCTTGGTGATTCTGCTTATCAACTAGATAAACATGGCCAGATAATCCATTATAATACCAAGCAGCAAGAATTTGTCACTCTAGCAGGTTCTGGTAAAGATGCTATCTTAATTGGTGCAGCAGGTACAGGTAAGACTACTTGTATGAAAGGCACAGTACAAGCATTGATTCAGAATGGTATTGTAGGTATCTTGCAAGCAGCCGGACATAAGCATCTATTAGATGGAACTCCTGGCCTAGTAATCTGCGCTTATACTCGCCGCGCAGTTAATAATATACGAAAGAACCTATCTACCGATGTACAAGCTAATTGCATCACAATTCACAAACTCCTAGAATACCAACCAGTGTACTATGAAGTATCTGATCCAATGACAGGAGATACAAAAACCAAGATGAATTTTGAACCTACTAGGAATCAAATGAATCCATTGCCTAGTTCCATCCGCACAATCATATTTGAAGAATCTTCTATGATTGGCACAGATCTTTATAAGGAAGTTATAAATGCTTGTCCTCATAATCCTCAGCTTATTTTCCTTGGAGATATTCAACAACTCTCGCCAGTATTTGGTCCAGCAATTCTGGGATTTAAACTTCTTAGCCTTCCCGTAGTCGAACTTACAGAAGTATATCGGCAAGCTCTTGAGTCTCCAATTATCTCTCTAGCCCACCGGATTCTATCTGGAAATACAATTCCATTATCCGAATTTGAGAAATGGAAATTCCCACAACAACTAACTATCCATCCTTGGAAAAAGAAAATCACTCCAGATCTAGCACTAAACACTGCGGGCCAATTCTTCATAGCAGCCCAGAAATCAGGAGCTTATGATCCAGAGGAAGATATGATCCTTCTCCCATTCAATAAATCCTTCGGAACAATTGAACTGAATAAGATCATAGCTAACCAACTGGCCAAGAATCGAGAAGCTATGGTGCATGAAGTAGTTTCTGGATTCATGAAACATTACTTCTCTATCGGAGATAAGGTGCTGTTTGATAAGGAAGATGCAGTGATTATAAACATCGAGGCGAATCCTGCATATACTGGAGCTAAAGCCTTACCTGCTTCTACAACATTAGATTACTGGGGATATGATCCAGTAGTTCATGAGGTGGATCAATCATCTGATGTAGATATGGACTTCTTACTATCCCAAGTTGCATCATCTAGCGATGCAGATAGAGTTCACCAAGCATCGCATACTATAACTCTCCGAATGCTTGATTCTGAAGTAGAAATTAAAGTAGATAAAGCATCTGCACTGAATGCCATGCTCCTTGGTTATGCACTTACCGTACATAAATCACAAGGTTCTGAATGGAGAAAGGTATTCTGTGTATTCCACCAATCCCATGCAACTATGTTACAACGAGAACTTCTATACACCGCAATTACGCGGGCCAAAGAGGAACTTTATATAATCTGTGAACCAGAGACCTTTGTTAATGGAATAAATAGCCAGAAGATTAAGGGAGAAACCATCGCAGAGAAAGCTGAGTTCTTCAAGGGCAAAGTAACAGAAGGAGTTGATTATGAATAGTCCCTAACTAACATATACCTGATCCATTCTCTATAGAACCCCCTTGACAGCGATCCCAGTCTGTGGCATACTAGCTGTTCTGGTGTGGGAGAGTACCAGTTTTAAACTCTCTCAGTCTCGAAACTTTCTTTTCACAATCCTAACCTAGGAATTTTAAATCATGAATGATACAACCAACACCGCAACTCCCGTTACCGCAAACTTTGATGTGAACACTGATACCAAAGACTTTGCTTTCCACTTCAAGAAAGACAAGCTGGGTAACAAGCGTGCCTCAGTTGAACTGAAACTGCCAGTCCCCAGCGTAGAAGGTATTGTTGCTATCCTTACCAAAGGTGGCAAAGAACTGGAACTGTTGCAAGATGCAATGTATGATGTGATTCGTTCACAAGCTGCAAGCATTGTTTCTGACGACGAGAAAGCTTCGCAAGCTAACTTTGATCTGTCAAAGGTAACTTGGGACTTCATTGCCAATATGCCTAAGGCTGATCGTCGCTCTTCTAGCATCGACTCTGCTGTCTGGGAAGCATTTGCTAAGGACTACATTGAAGTTATGCCAGCTGTTACTAACAAGTCTGTGGAAGCTGTTACTAATGCAACTGTTGTGTACCTCAAGAAGTTCTCCATTGTGAAAACCAACAAGGATGTTTTGGCCAAGCTGAAAGATCAATTGGGCCTGTATATTGAACATTCCAAGAATGCAGATCAGTTCTCGGATATTCTGGAACTGTTGGTTTCTAAGGTTGATGCCTATCTGGGTGCCAATGATGTGGAACTGTTGGTCTCGAATCTGTAATCCAGATCTTGGTCCTGATTATGACCTAAGGTAAAACTAATCATTTCCCTAGACTTCGAATCCCCATGGGTAAGATGATCTAGGGATCTTAATTGAGTCTACTAGCTGGTAACTTAGCACACCGTTGCCAAAAGCGGTCGGGTTTCACTTCATGTACCTAAGTTGCTAAGATCAATGCAGAAATCTAGTAGATTCAATTAAGACTCCCCTAACGGCATGAAAGAATCTGAGTACACACCTCTCTGGGAAGCTCTTAAGGCATCCACCAAGTCTCCCAAGCAGGTTTCAGTAGCTGCTAATAGACTTCTTCACCCACGAATCGTGAAAGCAATTGCGAAAAGAAAGTGGCTTGATGTAGGATACAAGTTACAGATAGAGCCGGAGAAAGCAATACTTTATTTTGCTCAGGATGGTTCCAAGCTCACACTGATTCTTGAACAGTTGAAGGGAACTTTTGCTGATCGAGAGAAAGAAGAGAAGAAGAAACAAAGAGAGTCTTTGATAAATAATCTATAGGCCAAGGCCGAGAAAGGAATTCCCAATGGCAAACAAACTGATCCAAGATCCTATCTATCTAATCTGTGGAAAGCTTCTGAAAGAAACTCCGAAAGCAGTATATATTAGAGTGGACTCAGTAGAAGATAATGAACTAACAGTTCCTCAGAATGAGTGGTTCCCAAAATCTCAGATCGTAGATCAAAGGTTAGCTGATCCAGTCTTTGAACCAGATACGCTGGATAGATTCAATGCCAAGCGTTGGATTATGCAAGAGAAAGGTCTATTGAAATATGCAGAAGGGAAGATCCAATGACAGAATCTACTCAGCTCCAAGATCCAACTGGCCCAGCTTACCAGCTTCGAGAGAAAGTTGCAGCTCTTGCAGATACCATCTTGAGCAAACATCCTTCAATGCCTACATTGCTCCGAGAGATACATACCACACTGAGTAAGTATCCTGAGCAAGTCTCCTTGCTAGAAGAATCAGAGATCCAGATCATTGTATCTGGCCTATCTGTACAAACCAATGTAGCATTTGCGGCCGCTGCAACTAAGGCGCCGGCAGTGAAGAATCTTACATCGAAACTCAAAAGTCTTGGCGGCAAAGCTGCTGCCGATATGTTCTAAGGAAGAAGGAATCTATCATGTCCATAGAAACTCTCAAGGTAAAAGCCGCGATGCACCCAACCAATCGCGATCCCAAATATAAACCAAACCAGCATCCATCCCAGATCTTTCCTCTTTCCCAAATGGCATTGTTCTATGGAGTCTATACCAAACACTACCATGAACTCCATAAATACTGGAACATTACAGGTAATCTCGGGAAAGCAGGGTCTAGTTCTCCAATTCCTACTCTGTAAACTTTCCTATTCCAAGTATAAAATCCTCCGAGACTGGTTGAATCTAGACCCAAATCTAGAAACTCTCCAAGCCGGAGGATTTGACGCATCTGGAGTTTACTCCCCACTATTACAAGAGATTCTATTATGTCTGCCAACGAATTCTCATTCGACGCATTTCTATCAGATCTGGCAGTTGACGAGTCTAGTCCTATCGGACTTGGTTCTTCAGGAACAGAAGGAACTACTGGAGATACTTGGCAAGAGCCAGGCTATGAAGGAAAGATTGATTACCGCATTCGCCAATTATCATATTCCTCAACGCTCACACTTCATAACTGCCCAAGAAAGTTCCAGCTCTATAAACTACGAAGTACCCACAGAGCAGCAGAAGCAGAGAAATCTACCATCACCTTCGCTTACGGTCACATCGTCGGAGAAGCTATCCAACTTGCTCTTGAAGATAAAAGCGAGCAAGAAATAATCTGGCGAATGTTTCTTGGTTGGCATACAGATCTATTTGCAGAAGATCCGAAACTAAATAAGAGTTTTTGGGGGGCTGTAATTGCCTTGCGTAGATTCATTGCTATGCGAGAGGCTGGATTTCTTAAGGAGTATGAACTTGTCTACTACCAAGGTAAACCTGCAACCGAACTTTCCTTTGCCATCATATTCCCTGATGGCTTTAGATTGCGGGGCTTTGTTGATGGAGTTCTCAGGCACAGAGAAACAGGGAAAGTTATCGTACTTGAGTGTAAGACAACTGGTGCAGCTACCATTAATCCAGCATCTTACAAGAACTCAGCACAAGCCATTGGATATTCCATAGTTCTTGATGCAATCTTCCCAGATTTGTCGTCTTATGAGGTTCTCTATCTAGTGTACAATACAAAGTCTGGGGAATATACACCAATCCCATTTCATAAGACTTATCTTCAACGAGCACTCTGGATCAGAGAGTTGCTTCTAGATATTGAAATGATTAAACTATATGAGGAAGCAGAAGTCTATCCGATGCATGGAGAATCCTGTTACTCATTCTTCCGCGAGTGTGAGTATCTTAATACTTGTCAGCTCTCAACACAATACCTTACTAAACCCTGTACTGCTGAAGAGGAGGATACTGAAGAGTATCAGGTGGTACTGAGTTTGGAAGATCTTCTTAACACACAACTAGAGAAAGCAGAGGCCGGAATATCATGAGCGCACCACTTCAACCTACAAATACATTCTGTATTGAGTTTAATGTAGATAAAAAATCTGGCTATATTAAAGCAACTCAAATTACTATAGAACATACAGTCATGGATTCAATGGACGCAGCTAGAATTGATTTAGCGGATCATCCTTTGTATAAATCTTTGCAACAATATGTATTAGCTAACCCAAGGAAATACAAATGAAACTATCTAAACGCGTAGCATCTAAGTCCCACAGGGTTCTTCTATTTGGCCCGCCGAAATCAGGAAAGACCCAGCTTGCAGGACAGTTATCAGCTGAGTTTAATCTCATCTGGTTTGACCTAGAGAATGGTGTTGATACCTTACTCAAATTACCTGAAGAACAAAAGGAGCGCATCGATGTCATATCCCTACCAGACACAAGATCTTTCCCCATTGGCATTGAAACTTGCCTCAAAGTCATTAAAGGAGGAAAATGCGAGATTTGCGAGAGACATGGTAAAGTTAGTTGTTCCAGTTGTAAGAAAGACAATGAACCAACTACAGTCGTGGAGTTATCTACTCTTCCTCTTGATACTATTGTTGTGTTCGACTCGCTTACCCAGCTTACTCAATCTGCAATATCACACATCACTAAGAATCAGGCGGAAGATTACAAACTTAATTATGACGACTGGGGGAATCTCGGGAAACTAATGGATACTTTCCTTAGCCATGTCCAACAGTCTGGATTCCATGTAGTTTGTATCTCACATGAGACAGAAACTGAGATGGAAGATGGCAAGATGAAACTTGTACCTACCGCAGGAACTCGGGCATTCTCCCGGAATACTGCTAAATACTTTGATGAGGTAGTCTACTGTGAAGTTAAAAACAAAAAGCATATTGCTGCTAGTAGTACTACTTATAATGGTAATATTCTCACTGGTTCCAGATCAGGTTCTACTCTCGAAACTCAATTGGAAGCCAGTCTCATACCAATCTTCCGAGGAGACGTGGTCACA